ATGAAATACTTCGCCCGCATCAACGCCATAGCCAATCGCCTCGAGCGGTTGGCGCCCAGCCACCGGGATCCGTTTCGCTTCCATGAAGAAAAGAGCGAGTTGGTGCATGAGCTTCGAAGACTGGCCGATGAAAGCGCAGGCCTTCGCGCCGCCAATGACAACGTTAAGGGCTTCGCCCCCGGTCATTACATGTGCATCTGCAACGAATGTGGAAAGCGGTTCACCGGCGCCAAGCATTCATGGCGGTGTCAGCAGTGCGAGCCTCAACCGCTCCCAGAAGGGAAGTAGTCTGGAATTTCCAGACAACTGAGTTGTGGCAAATTTTGCCATGACTGGTGCGGCGGATATTTAGGCGTTGCGCGCATTCGTCAAACAAGTTCGGTCAACACAGCAAGTTGTTTCCTGTTCTTTCGGATGAAGAGTCGCATGTTGCCGAATGTGGTTCGATCGTGAACAGCTCGTTTCACCATTTCCACCAGTGGCGGATCACGCTGAACCGCTTTCAAAACATCAATCAAAAGAAGGCGCGCGACATTACCGGTCCTGCCCGAAGCGGCTCCGTCCAGGATAATTGCCGAAGCCAACTCAAGCTCATTGAGAAGATCCCTAAACGCAGCCTCAAACTCGGATATTTCGCCCGCAGCAGCTTGATGGCTTTTAGACCCAATTCCCCTTAACTCGTTGCGGACGTTAGTGCATATAGATAGAACGACTGCTGCGGACGAATTGCGTCCATCTTTCCTCATCTGATAGAGGACAATGCCAACACCGATCACCGTTGCGATGTTGGCAAAAACCGATATCCACTCCGCCAGTTTAATCTTTTTTCCCCTGGCCAGTTGGTGCGTTGTTCTGCGACGAACTTGTGGTGGTGGTTTGCACTTGCACCTTAAGCTGGCTTGTCAGGTGTTGGGTCGACAACCCTTTTTCCACCCACCCTCCAGCAAGGTTTTTCGTCAAATGGGTCGTCGATAGAGAGTCACCAACAAACACACGCGTTGTCTTTTCTTCACTCATTCCAAAACCTCCTCAGAACAAAAAGCGGCGGGATTTCTCCCGCCGCAGCTACAACTATTACTTCTTCTTTGTGTCACCGTATCCAGGCTTGGGTACCCGTTCCACCTGCGTGGTAGTCGGGCGGCTCTTCGCCTCCTGAACCGTGATAAATTGACCTGTGCTTGAATCGCGCCCACGTGGCGTCGTCTTACTGGTCATTTGTTGCAGTCCCTCTGGCCTTGTCAAATCAGCCTTTGGGCGCTATTTACGGTGTTGCTACACTACCGCTTCGGGCGCACGGATTGCTTCTCGGCAAGCCAGGCAACCGAGGCAAACACACAAAAGCACGTCGATTCGTCGACGTGCTTTTTTATTGCCTGATGCACTCAGACATTGCAAGAAGTAAATGATTGATTAACGGCGTAACGCCAGTTATCCCCGCTTATACGCCAAAAGCCACCCAAGTCAACCGATCTCGTTAATAATAGTTAACGAGATTCCCTTGCGGATTGATAAATTTCCCTTGATGACCACCTGCCCGCGCTCGTAACCCAGAAAATTATTTCTAAAATCGACTACCCGTTTTCGGTGCGTTCTCGGAAAGTATGTGTGCCCGACGCCTCGTCGGTATGCAGCCAAGAACATCCCTCTTTCATAAGGTGACGGCCTGATGGAAAAAGACATTCCGGTTTTTGACCGGCGTGACACGCCGATTGCAATTCATCTCGATGCTGGCGAATGGTCGCCAAGACGAGCGCGCATGAAGCGCGGCGACGTCGTGTTGATGGAAGGCGATCCTCTACCTAAAATCTTCCTGTCAGTTGCGCCTCACGACGAGGTGGAGAGGTTCCGCGCTAACGGCACCGCGTGGTACAAGTCGTCCAGGTACGACGGACAAGCGGCCAATGACAATGCGGACTGGCCGCTGCAGAAGCTTTTGCGAACCGAAGGCAAAGACTACTTCCTTTCACTAGCAGGGCGGTACCGAGACCTGCACGACACCGCTTCGCGGCCGACGCAGTTGATCGGCAAGGAATGCGAAAACCTCTTCTTTGTAGAAAACCAAGATGCGGAAGGCCGGTCAAAAGGCACAAAGGTCGTAACAGGCAAGAAGGCGAACGCCGACGCCGCGCCAACCAAGAAGACAGCTGCCGGCGAGACCACTCGCAAGCTTGCGGCACCGGTTCCCAAAAAATGGAGTGGTGACTGGCCAATCCTGGCGGCGATCGATGCAAAGCGAGAACTAGCGATCCTTCGCGCCAAGCTGGCTTATGTCCCGGCCATCCTTGAAGCTTTCGAATGGTCGGTCGTCGACGGCCTGACGCTTGATGAAATCGGCAAGCGGCTCGGCGCAGGGAGCAAAGGAGCCAAAGGCGAGGCGCGCGCGCGAATCTTCGACGGGTTCGGGATTGTGGATCGCCATTGGCGTGCTCAAGACAGGCTTGCCGCATAGGGGTACCCCATTTCCCCGCGCCACAGGGTATAAGAGAGAGAGGCTCGCAGCGATGCGGGCCTTTATCATTTCCGGCAGCCGTCACTGCCGTGATGGTGGGTTGCTGCGCGCGGTAGCTCACCCCAGTTTCCCATCATCGTGACCGCGGATGAACCGGCACGTTGAAATCCCGCGAGTGGTATCGCGGTTCGATCGCGCGCTCTGCCGACGTCTGTCTCCTCGACGACCGGCAGAGCGCCTGCGATTTTTTAAACACCCAAAACATTCATTTCCAAAAATGAAAGGAGGCGCACCGTGCGAAAAGCTGCGGCATGCTTTGCCATTTCAAAGACCCTCGGCATTGGCCTAGGTCGCGTCACTTCATTGGCGCAACGCGCTGCGGATGCCGGCGTTCTGCCTAAGGCCGTAGGACGCACCTATCCACCCCTCTCCGCTGACCAGATGGCGCGGCTGCTTATTGCCGTGCTGGCCGACAACGGTCTCGGCTCAGTAGGCGAAAGCGTCGACAAGTTTGCCCGTATCCATTCACCAGCACTCTGCATGTCGCTCGTCGAGGCTATTGCCGCTGCGTTCGATGGCGGACGGACAAACCCTTTTGCCCCGGTTATCAAAAGCATCGTGCTGCGCAATGATCTGGAAAACCCGGGCGTCGATATTCTGGCCGATGTTTGCGGGCAAGGCGTTCATGCTGTTTTCGGTGCCACGCAGACAACCGGCGCTGTGAAGCAGGCGCTTGTTGCCGGTCCCGCGTTCGAAGCGCTGGCGAAAGAATGGCGGGCTGCGCAATGACGTCTGAAATATCGCAACTTCTCGAACAGATTAGAGAAGAGGCCGCTGAGGCTGACTTTCACAATCGCCTGCAAGCATCCCAGATTGCCGAGCGCGAAAAGACCGCGCGAAAGCATCGGACGCCAGATCAGATCGCAACGCACCGCGATCTCCATCGCCAGGCGAAACGGCACGTCGAGGAAATCGACGCGTGGAACGCCGCCAACAAGGACAAAACCGCACGAACGTATCTGCCGCACATGCTGGCCTACCTCGGCGCGTTCTCCTATGTCGAAAAGGACACCTGAATGACTGACAATATCGCTACCAAAATCGAGCAGCTTGGCTCTGCTTTCAACACCGCCACAACCGACCTGTCTGAGCGAATCTCCGGCCTCGAAAAGAGCTTCGCCCGAATGGGCGACCACGCCAATGACAACTTCGCCACCGGCGAAAGCCTTGCAACCGCCCTAGTCAACACGCCCGCATTCAAAGGGTTGAACGGAGGCGCCAATCGTGGCCGTGCTTATGTCGAATCTGCAGCCATCACGTCCGGCAACACGACGGTCGGCACAGGTCGATCGCAGGGCACTTCTCTTGTCCCGGCTGATCGACGCCCCGGCATAGTCACGCCAGCCCAGCGTCTTCTCACGGTGCGTGACCTCATCGCGCCAGGCAAGACCACTGCCGGCTCGATCGAATTCGTACAGGAAACCGGCTTCACCAATAACGCGGCACCTGTCGCGGAGACTACGCAGAAGCCCTATTCTGACATCACGTTCGACCTGAAGACCGCATCAGTTCGCACCATCGCGCATCTCTTCAAGCTCTCCAAGCAGATGCTTGACGACGTCGCCGGGCTGATCTCCTATCTGGATCTTCGCGGCACGACCGGCCTGAAATTGGTTGAGGAGCAACAGCTTCTGTTTGGTAGCGGCACCGGCCAGAATATCCTTGGCCTGATCCCTCAGGCTACCGAATTCGACGACAGCCTGCGCCAGGCCGGCGACACCCGCGTCGACACCATTCGCCGAGCCATCCAGCAGGTGCGCCGCGCCGAGTATACCGCAACCGGCATTGTCATGAACCCAGACGACCTAGCCGAGCTTGAGCTCACTAAGGATGCCGGCGGCAACTACATCATCGTTGATCCGGTAGAAGGCGGACAGGGCCGCATCTGGCGCCTGCCGATTGTCGACACCACCGCCATGCCCGCCGGCCAGTTTCTTGTCGGTGCTCTCGCTACCGCTGCCCAGGTCTTCGACCGACAGCAGGTGACGTTTGAAATCTCCACCGAGAACGCTGATGATTTCGAGAAGAACATGGCGACTGCGCGCGTTGAAGAACGTCTGGCTCTGGCGGTTTACCGTCCTGAAAGCCTGATCACAGGCACGTTTACTGCCTAATCCCATCCAGATAGCGAGGCCGGTTCCTTCCTCGCTATCACCGGCCAGCCGATGAGCCCCGTCGGCTGGCCACCCCATTTCATCGGAACGGTTTGGACGTGAGGGCCGACGGCTTGATTGCCAACAACTCACCCCATGCGCTGTCCCAAAGCTTGTCGTCCGCAATTTCAACGTAAACCTGTTTGAAGAAAGGCATCTTTTCTTTGAGACGCTGAGCGTTGGCCAAAGCTACAGGAACGGGTACAGGGTTGCCTAAAGCGGCCATTGCAACGCGGCCGGTACTTGCCTGCTCTAAAGTGGGATGGTCTGCTTCACCAACAAGCTTTCCGTCCATATTCCAAATTCGCACCACGATCGCATCGTCTATTTCATCGGCATCTGCGACCCGTTGATAGCTGTTCTGATTCAAAGTCTCTCCTCCACTTGAAGCTGCGTGACGACAATGACTTAACCTTCGCGAAGCTGCAATTTTTTGCAAGGTCGGTTGATCCACCGGGGGTCGTCGCAAAGTCGACGATCGACCCACCGCAGGACCGGCGCGGGAATGCACTTTTAGTGCAAACACAGTTTTTTGCCTCACGCGTGCGCAAACGCGCGCGCGAGAAATCATTACGTTTTTTCGCCTGATACGGGGCCTGCCGAAACTCTGAAAGTCTTTTTTTCAGGGACCGGCCGGGGTCATTCGCGTGCATTTTTCCAATTCAAAATATGACCCCTAGTTTTCGCTTGGGCTTTCCTCATCCTCATCAGGGATGGTTTCCAGATCCTTGCAAAGCGCCCTCGCCTGTTCTGCCAATGCGGCCAGCTGCGCAGTAATCTCTGCCAGCGGCACCGCCTCAACACGATCTTCCATTGCATCCCTCCTGCGTTTTCGTCGCTGACGAACGTTGACGGCTGCTCAATTGTTCCAGGGAAAACCTAAAATGACCGCACAACCTTTTGCTCTCATCGATGCCGACTTCGCCGACGGCACCTATACATTCGGCCTTACGTGGCCCCTTGCATCAGAATGGGAGAAGACGACAGAACGTAGTCTCTACGCCACGCTTATCCACATCATGCGCACGGGTATCGCGCAGCTCCATGACACCCGCGAGCTAGTCCGTCTTGGCCTTATTGGGGGCGGCATGGCTCCTTCTGACGCGTTGCGCATGGTGCGCACGTATGTCGAGGAGCGGCCCGCCGCTGAGAATTTCAGTTTGGTTGTGAAGATCGTGGATGCGTTTTTCCACGGCAAGGGCGTGCCTGATGCGGAGGAAGAAAAGGCAGTCGAAAGCGCTGGCGACGTCGATGGCTAAGGTTCAGGGCTGGGATCGTCTAAAGCGTAGGCTTGGTAAAATCCCGAAAGCGGTGCGCGAGCAGACACAACCGTCAATCACTTCCGCTGCCGATGATGTGGCGGAAGTGATTAGGGCTTTAGCTCCGAAAGACGATGGCGATTTGCGGGACAGCATCGAAGTCACCGGCGGCGGGCAGTCAACTCCGCCCTATAGTCTGCCTGGACGATCTATGGTCGTCCCTGAGAACGCCGCAATGATCACAGCCGGCAATTCTAAGGTACGCTATGCGCATCTCGTCGAGTTCGGCACTCGCGCGCATATCGCCGGCGGTCAGTTTGAAGGCGCAGAGATACCAGCCATCCCCGCACATCCATTCTTTTTTTCGGGCTTTCGCACAGCAAAGAAAAAGGCTGGCCAGAAAATCAAGCGGGCGATGTCGAAGGCGATAAGGAGCACAAAGAATGGCAATTGAATATGAAAGACTTGCCGTTATGCTCGAGGCCCGCGTTGCGGATTTCGAGAAAAAAATTGCCGGTGCCACGCGCAACGCCGAGCGCAATTTCAAGCGCATCGAATCCACATCCGCCAGAATGCAGGCTCGCCTGAACTCGACCTATTCAGGGATTGCTGCCAGCGCGGCGAAGGCGTTTGCCCTTATCGGCGGTGCCCAGGGCTTTCGCCAGCTGTCGGATAGCGGTACGCGCATCACCAACTCCCTCAAGGTAGCGGGCCTCGCCGGCGAAGAACTTGAGGGCGTGTATCAGAAGCTGTTTACCGCGGCGCAGAAGAATGCCGCGCCGCTCGAAACGTTGGTGCAGTTGTATGGCCGCGTGTCACTGGTGCAAAAAGAGCTGGGCGTCTCGTCGGACGAGATCATCAGCCTTTCCAGCAATGTTGCCCTTGCGTTGCGTGCGTCTGGCCAATCCAGCCAGGAAGCTTCCGGCGCCCTGCTGCAGCTTTCGCAAGCCCTAGGTGGTGGCGTGGTGCGAGCGGAGGAATTCAATTCGATCCTCGAAGGCGCGCCGACCATTCTGCAAGCCGCTGCCGCTGGCATCAAGCAGGCTGAAGGCTCCGTTGCCAAGCTCCGCAATATCATGCTCGAAGGAAAGCTATCGTCGAAGGCGCTATTCGATGGCCTGAATGCCGGCGCACCTGTTCTTGAGCAGAAAGTTGCAGGCGCGGTCCTGACGGTCGACCAGCGGCTCGAAAATCTCCGGACCGCCCTAACGAACGCCGTCCGCAAATTCAACGATTCCACGCAGGCTGCGAACACGTTCGGCGGCGCCATCGACAACATGGCCAACTTCATCAACAGTGTCGACATGGATGGTCTTGCGTCCGATATTCAGTACATCATCGACAAGCTCAACACGGGTGCTGATGCTGCTCAGAACTTTGCGAGACGTTTTGGAGAGGCTCTTGGGCTAAACAAACTCGGGCAGGGCCTGATCGGTGCGCTAGACGGCGATGGCGACGGAAAGTTGACCGCGTTTGGCGGAGCGCTTGGGGTTGAATCCACAATCAATGGCAGCCAGAAGCTCGTCGACAACACGCAGAAGCGGCTCGACCTCGAAAAACAGATTGCCGAGATCAAGGCCAATCCGGCGAACGTTCTCGGCCAGGCTGAAATTAGGGTGCTCGAAGGGCAAATCAAAGCCCTGGAGGGGGTTCAGACTAAAACCGCGTCCAACATCATCCAGGACGTACTGAACGACAAGCCGCTCAAGTACCCCACCAGTGTGCCCACCATTATTGGAAGCAGCGGCGAGACAAAAACCGTCAACGGCAAGAAATTCACGCCGATCGACATCACGGATAAGCAGTACCAGGTCACACCAGACAAGGACGGCAAATCAAGCAAGAAGCGCGCCGACGAGTACACCCGCGAAGTCGAGCAGATCACGAAGCGTACCGCAGCACTGCAAGCTGAGACAGCTGCGCAGGCTGGCCTAAACCCGCTAATGAACGACTACGGGCATTCCATCGAGTTCGCCCGTGCCAAACAGGAACTCCTGACTGCGGCGCAAGAGGCTGGCATCAAGATCACGCCTGAACTTACGGCAAGCATAGAGGATCTAGCGGCAGGGTATGCGAACGCTGTTGTCGAATCCGAGCGGCTTTCCGAAAAGCAGGATGAGATCCGCCAGCGCGCCGAAGATGCGATGGCGACCGCAAAAGACGTCACGCGCGGTATTATTGATGGATTTATCGAGGGAGCCAGTGCGGCCGACATTCTGGCTGACAGCCTGAAAAAAATAGGCAACGCTCTCCTCGACGACGTCCTCAACAGCATCTTCAAAATCAACAACGCTGCTGGTGGCGGTGGTGGCGGATTGTTCGATCTTTTTGGCGGACTTTTCAGTGGCGGCGGCGGCGGACTGGGCAAAAACTATTTTCCGCCCGCTCCGAAGGGCTTTGACGACGGTGGCAGCACCGGATCCATCACATTCTCAAACAAACCAGAGGTGCACGCATGAGTGCTATAGCAGCAGTAATAACCGACGACCGCGTTCATCTGCTTGCCGATGGCGCTTTCTACGATCCCGACACCGGCGTACTAGCTGGAATTGAATGCAAGGTGCGAAAGATCCCGAACGTCCCCGCTGTCTATTCCAGTCGCGGCGCGGCTATTGCGTTCACCATCTTTGAGAACATCTGTGAAGCCAGTCAGTTTAGAACTTTCGACGAGCTTGTTGCTGCCCTTCCAGCGCTGCTCAACCTGCACGATTCTTACTTGAGGCTGTTTGGCAAGGAAGGGTCAGAAATCGTCGTTGCCGGATGGTCAGAGAGCCGCAATCGCAGTGAAATATACGCTCGCCAGTCACACAGCGATACCGACCAGCTTGCGCGGGCCGAATGCTATAAATGGACAGAAGGCCGCGTTTGCTTCGGCGTCGACTGGGAAGATATTCCGGAACCAGAAGATTTTAGCCCCGACGGTGCCGTGCACGCGTTCCAGCGGTTCCGAGAGACGCCGAACGACCTTCATTGCGGTGAAAGCGAAAAGCCGTACATGGGCTATTCTGTTGGTGGTGGAGTGTACCATTGCTCAGTGACGGCCGATGGTGTCGGCGAAATCACCACAGTGCACGAATGGCCGGAAGACAAGGTGGGAGAAAAAATCCAGCCGCTGGCAAAGATCAATATCGAGCGGGTGGCAACTGCTCCGTCAGGTAGTTATTGCGGTGGTTATAGGGTGCCACATGATCCGGGTGCCAAACCTGCATCACCGCCGATGGAAGTTCCCGTCTACGATCCTCGTAGTGACAACTTCGAAGAATTCGCAAAACGGCAGGCGGCGTAATGTCCCGTCGCGGCACAATCGCTTTTGAGTGGGCAGGTGAGCGGCGATTGTTTCGCTTGCCCATAAGCTCGTTGGTCGAGCTTCAGGAGGCTACGGATTCTGGTCCGTACCTGCTTTTTAACCGGCTAGACGGCGGCAATTGGCGAGTGTCTGATATCTCCAATGTCATCATGTTTGGCTTGATAGGTGGTGGGGTAAGCCCACCGCTAGCGTCCGCTCTAGTAAGCCGGCATGTGGAGCGGCGACCACCGCTTGAAAACCTGATTTCGGCTCAGGTCATTCTGTCAGCGGGCATTGTGGGCGCTCTGGATGAGCCCACCACTGAAAAGCGGCGAAAACCTTCCAATAACCCACCCGCTGACCTCCCCAACGGCAAAATCAGGTTCTCATCCTTCTATGGACTGGGTGCGGTGATGGGCTTCAGTCCGGAGGCAGTGGGTGAGTTATCGCTGTGGCAATTTGCGGCGGCGGTGGAAGGGTATGTTGAGGCGAATAGCCAAGACGACGGCGCGCTCAGCACTCAGGAAATAGATGAGCTTTGGGCGTGGGTTCAGGAATGAGCAGTGATTGAGATAACCAATTAATTAATCAGTGGTCACAAAACATTGAATAATTAACTTGAAATTGCTATTTCTAGAAACACCATAATTAGGAATAGCGTTCTAAATGTCGGCAGCAGGTTCGCCTGGGAAGGTTAATGCCGACAGGCATTAACCTCCCAGGTAACCACTTGTCAATCTGTCCCATATAAATTAAATAAACAGTTGAATGTCGGAGTTGAACGTTTCGGCCCCGATTTCGTTTGCGTAAGCGAACGAGCAGCAATCGGCTGCAACTAATGCACTGTGAAAGAGCACGCTTTGCATTTGACCCTCGGTGCTCGGAAGGAGCTGGAAATGGATAACCAGATCGAAATAGCAAAACATCAGCTTTTCGCTGTTGGCGAGCTAAATGTATCTGACGTTAAGCTGTATCCCGGCACAAGCCGGGATATCGCGCCTCAACGCATGGCGGAAGAGATAAATAAAGCTCTTGCGCAACTTTCGTCAGGTAATTACACACTTCTGGATGATGAAGAATACTGATTCAACCGGAAGCTTGAATGTCATTTCGTGAGTTCTATGAAGCGCGTCAAGCGTTACCAGACTATATCAATCGGAATGTGATACGTGATCGTATCTTGGGAATCACTGGAATTCCCAAGATATCGATTGCTATTATCGATGTTGATATCGAGGTTTGCAGGGGAATATATCTGTCTCCTAAAAACCCCGAACATGCGCTTGTTAAGCAGCACGGAAACCACGTGATAGGCGTGGCGCGAGGTAACAATCGTTGCTGGCAGCGTTTCATAGCCATTAAAGAGATGATGCATATGTTCGCTGATCCAGAGACTGCTCTTGATCAGCCAGCGCAGCTTGAGATTTTGTTGGAGGAATTCTCCAATCAGCAGACTATTTCTGGCGCGAGCCCGCAGATGGAGTCTGAATTTAATTGTCTTTGGATGGCGCTCGCCGCAATCTGCCGAGAAGAGAAGCGCCTTGAGTACAAAGATATGCGGGAACGCAACGAGATTTCTGAGTATCAGATCGCTCTCGAATTAAAAATGCCGCAGTTCCACGTCAGAAATTTACTCCACCCTAGATACCGGGAAGCGGTCGATAAAATACTTTCGGCCAATTGAGTTAATTGACACTGGTAAGCTCATTTTCAGCTACATTTTGGCGGCATAAAATTAACCTCGCCAACCATAGGCCTGTCGAGGCTAGCCGAAGGTGTCGACGACTCACCTCCCCTTATCTTACCCGCCCTTCGGTATTCCAATTTTTGGGCCCCGTGGGCTCCCAAATTTTTGGGGAGACGTCTAGCCGTCACGAAACGGACCGCCGGTGATCCGAAAATATCTATACCCGCCGACCGTCTTTAATGTCGGTGAGAAGGCCAACCTGCTTCTCCGAAGTCAAGCCGACGTCTGCAATGCTTGAAATCACGGCGCCTATACCCAGGGCCAGCACACCCATTCCAAACGCAATAGCACCGAGAATTTCATGAATAGCGGACTTGGCAGCCATGGCTATCAAAACGCCGCCAACGATTTGCAGCAATCCAAGCGCATGTAGAAGTTTAGCCATCAACAAGAATCCCCCATAAGTTGCGGACATGATGCTTTACGGACCTTGACTGGTCAAGCGACATCAGCGGCGCTGTGCGTTCAGCTCGGATTTTCCCGCATCCATTTCTCATACGGATCTTCGCTGTCATTAGCACCCAACCCGCTGATCTCGTCGAGTTTAGCGTCGATCGCTCGCCTATCCCATTTTCTTGTCCCTGGTATGGTAGGTGGCATCTTGTGTGTGGCAACCCACATTGAAAACGTGGACTCTGCGATCCCGAGATAGGCGGCCGCTTCTTTGCGACCCATAAGACGTGGCGGTTCAGACATAGGCGGCACCAAACATTGCGCACTTGGCGCGTTGAACAATTTCCCGTTCGGTGGTGGCAGGCGGGTGGCCTGCGGTTGGTGGCCGCAATTAGAAGTTATTCTTCCTTCGTCGCGGCGGTCAAGGCCTTGCGACGACGCGGGCCGCTGGTGAGATGTCTCCCAAATTTTTGGCAGACCTATCGCCCTAGCCTATCCCTTATCGCCATCAGCAACTCTGTCTGCTTGTCGGCGGCGCGGCGCATGTCCTGCACTTCCGTCACAACGCTGCCGAATGCGGCAAGGACAACGCCGCTTACTATTCCAGGCAGAAGCCATGGCAAAAGGCTGACTACGTAGTTCATGCTGCCGGTTGCCGCGTTGATGACCATCCAAGCCGCAGTAAGACAGACTGAGGCAAGTCCGATAAATCTTAGAAAAGCACCCATGAAGCCCCCCCCATTTCAACCGGCACGATCTTGTGGTGGTTGAGGGTGGCCGGTCAAGGCTTAATGGTGACGCCGTGGCCCTCTGCGGTTTCGCCGGCCTTTATGAACGTCACGCCCGCAGCTTCAAGGGCCGACTGGATATCGCGCAAAGTCCTATCGTACGGCGTGGATTTTTCGCTTTCGAAGTTTGCCAGCGTCGCTCGCCCCACTGCGGACGCCTTGGATAAATCATCTTGTGACCAGTTAATTAGGGCTCGCGCCGCCCGGCATTGTGACGCCGTAATAGACATTTTGTACAACTCTATCATTTTTGTGTTGACTTACAGCCAACTCGATGTATTTTGTATCGTGTTATAGCGAAACAATCGCTTCGCAGCAACCGAGGAGCATACCGAAATGACGCATGCCAGCAGAAGACACGAACCTGCGCGGAGCAATATCAGGCAAGCTTTGCCGCGCGCGCTGGTCGGCAGAAGACAACCGACCTTCCTTGAAGAATTTGCAATGGACAACGCCGACCGGTTCAAGGTCGGCGAAATGATCAACGTATCGAAGCCCAACGGCTCCCAAGCGTGGGTTTTGATTTTGGGCATAAAGCCCTGCGGAAAAGTGGAAGCCGCATTTTGGATTGGTCTACCGCAGCTGTTTGAAACGACCGTCGACGAGCTTGCCCGCCTCCGCGTTATTCGCGTCGAGAAAATGGGGCAGGCGGACGTCGAGATGTACAGACAATGGGTCGGGCTGGAGGTGCTGCAATGACATGGCAGCAAATCTCCCCTGAGGGGACGACCGTCTTCATCGGACGGGATCGGTATACTGCGAAGCGCAATCCCCACTTTTTCGGAATTGACCTTTACCAGGGTGGAGAGCTGATGCTCACCGTCAACGCGAAAATTCTGCCACGTATCGCCACCGGTGCCACAGTCGACGGAGAGCCGTCATGAGCTGGCAGCAGATCTACCCAGAAGGCTCAACCGTCTTCATCGGCCGCGACAGCTACACGGCAAAGCACAATCCGCACTTTCCCGGTATCGATCTTTATCAAGGCGGATTGCGCGTCATGACGGTATGCCCGGACTGGTTGCCCATGGTCGCTACCGGGGTGCGGCTGCCGTGACACTTTCCCAGCCAGCCTCCGCATTCCCAGGCTGGCCAACTTGCCCAGCGCGCCCTTGCGGCTGCGCGGGCCTCTTATCCCGGCAGAAATAGCGACGGCGTAGTCACCACCCAAGGCCTCACCAGCAACGAGCCGTCGCGGCCCTGCTCCCTCTTGGTTGAGCGGGGCCAAACTTTTTCATCAAGCGACATTGGACTTTTTGCAGGCTGGTTCTGAAAGTTACGTCATGAACAATAGAGGAGGACGCATGCGCCCCGCCAACGACAATGTACCTTTGCGTCTTCTCACCAAGACGCAAGCGGCGCGATATTGCGGCTTGAGCCTTCCATCTTTCGATTCCGTTTGCCCGGTGCGAGCAATCGCGCTGGGTGTTGGCGTTCGATGGGAGCGGTACGACATCCGTGAGGTGGACGCATGGATTGACAGTTTACGACCGGGTGAAACACCGTTGCGGACCGCCGACTCTCTGCTGGATGCGCTATGACTGGAACAGTTGTCAGAGTGAAAGGCCTAAAGCGCTACTTCGAACCGAAGACCGGCAAGTGGTATGCCTACCACCGCAAGACCGGCAAGCGGCTCAAGGCGGAATTCGGCACGCCTGAATTCTTCGCTGAACTTGAGGCGATCGATGCGGCTACGCGGGGGCATGAGGCGAAGGCTGGCACGCTGGCCGCGCTCATCGTGTCATACCGCAAATCCGCCGGCTTCCAAATGCTCAAGAGCCGCACCAAGTCGGATTATCAGAAGGTGCTCACCTATCTGCAACCGCTTGGACCGTCACCCCTGTCCGAGCTTTCTCAAGGTTGGGTGGCACGCCTGAGGGACAAGACCTTCGAAAAAAAGAAGCGTAAGTTTGCCAACTATACGCTGACCGTCCTTTCTATCTTGTTTGAACATGCCATCGAGCAAGAGCTCATGGCAACGAACCCAGTCGCGAAGGTCAAGCGCGTGCGCAAAGCGACCGATGCCCCCGAAGCAAACCGGCCTTGGCTGGACTTCGAGCGGGATGCCGTCGCCGCTGCGTTACCGCCTCACATGCGCCTTCCTGTGGCGTTGATGATGTATTGCGGCCTTGACCCTCAAGACGCCCTTGAACTGCCACGCACAGCCGTCTCTGGCGGCAAGCTGGACACGCGCCGAGGAAAGACCGGCGTTCCAGTTTGGGTGCCATTGCCGACGCCCGTGCTTGATGTGCTGGCCGAAGAGCAGAAGCATCCCGCAACTACGCTCACGCTTTGCGCCAACAGCCGCGGCAAGCCTTGGACAGTTTCTGGCTTTAGGGCGTCATGGCGCCCTATAAAATTGAAGCTCGAGGAGGAAGGCAAGATCCAGCCCGACCTTACGCTCAAGGGCCTTCGCCATACTGTCGCAACCATCCTCGCGGAGATGGGCAAGGACTACGCGACGATTGCGCAGATGCTGGGTCAGAAGACCGAAGCCATGGCAAAGCACTATTCTCGCCGCGCCGACATGTCCAAGAAGATGGCCGAAACCATGGGCGACCTTGAGGCCGAAGTGAACAGACGGAAAACAACCGGCGTCTAGAAACGCGAAAAACCGCGTCTAGAAAAGTTATCGCAACAGGTTAGTTAAGGGGAAATTACAAAACAAAACCAAGATGTTAAAAATGGTGCCCGGAGGCGGATTTGAACCACCGACACGCGGATTTTCAATCCGCTGCTCTACCAACTGAGCTATCCGGGCACTTCAGGTCCTTGAAGAACCTCCGCTTTTGGCGGGCGGGGCTGTTTGGTGCCCCGAAAGTGAGCGGGGTTATAACATCTTGTTCGGACATGGCAAGCGCCATAGCGAAGTTTTTTGACAGTTTTTTCACGGCGCCTGTGGATGGCTTGAATACGTGCGCTGTGAAGGCCATATCGTGGCTGAAAACGCACTATCGGCAATCCGCCAGACCTGATCAACATCAGTCAGGTGGCGGGTTCAGGCGCGGCTGATCCGGGCGAGCGGCGGTTGGGCGGCTTGGGGCAATTATGCCCCTTCCCCGCGCCGTGCGGCAAGTCCAAGCGCAAAAGGCACCACAGCCACCAGAGCCGCCATGACGGGTGAGGACGCGAAGATGCGGCTGGCAAGCGAGGTAACGGCAACGGAGCGCACAACCATCATCAGGCGCGAATTCTCTTGGTCTTTCTCGTGCCTGAGATCTGCGGGTTTGTGGCGGGTCGGATGGGATGCGGATTCCAGCTTTTTCACATCGCGGCGCAGCTTTTCCAACTGTTTGCGGAGTTCGTCCAGTTCCGCGCGTATCGACTGGTCCACCGTAGCGGAAGCACGCGCCTCTCGGACAGCGGGCTTTTCTGCCTCTTTCTCCGCAGCTTCTTCATCAAGTTCAGCCAAGTGGTCGTCAAGGTCCGATGGTTTGTCGAAACCATGGGATCGCAGCGATGTCTTCATTGCAGTCTCCTGAAGTGTCCTGAATTGCGGCACCGGGCGCGCATCGCCCGTTCACGCCTTCTCAACGCCCCAGCCGGGCAAAGGATGCACATAAAGCGACGGTATCGGCACGATAGGCCGATAAAAAAACAGGCCCCGAAGGGCCTGTTCATTTGTGTGTCTTGAAGGCTTATGCCGCTTTCGCGGTGCTGCCATAGGGATCGAAGCGACCGTAGAAGGTCTCGCCCTTGGCCGCCATGTCCTTCAGAAGCGGCGTCGGCTTGAAGCGTGGGCCATAGGTCTCGCTCAGCTTCTCGGCCAGCGCCACGAAGGTCTTCACGCCCATGCCGTCGATATAGGAGAGGGCGCCGCCGGTGTAGGGCGCAAAGCCGAAACCGAGGATGGAGCCGACATCGGCCTCACGCGGGTCGGTGACGATGCCTTCTTCCACGGTGCGAGCGGCTTCCAGCGCCACGGTGACCAGAAAGCGCTGTTTCAGCACTTCCATATCCACATCCTCCGGCTTCTGCTGAGGATAGAGATCCTTCAGGCCGGGCCAGAGGGACTTCTTGGCGGGCTTTGGCGGGTAGTCGTAAAAGCCCTTGGCGTTCTTGCGGCCCAAACGGCCCTCGCCTTCCACCAGCTTCTTCACCAGTTCCATATGGCGCGGATCGACAGCCTTTTCACCGAGATCGGCGACGGTTGCTTTCAGGATCTTGTAGGAAAGATCGATTGCCACTTCGTCGTTCAGCGCCAGCGGGCCGACCGGCATGCCGGCGAATTTCGCGGCATTCTCGATCATGGCGGGCGGCACACCCTCGATCAGCATGTCGTAGCTTTCCGCCATGTAACGCAGCACGCAGCGATTGACGAAGAAGCCGCGCGTATCGTTGACGACAATCGGCGTCTTCCTGATCTTGGCCACATAATCCAGCGCGACCGCCAGCGCCTTGTCACCCGTTTCCTTGCCGAGGATGACTTCCGTCAGCATCATCTTCTCGACCGGCGAGAAGAAGTGGATGCCGATGAAATCCACCGGGCGCTTGGAGTTCTTCGCAAGCCCGGTGATCGGCAAGGTGGAGGTGTTGGAGGCGAAAATTGCGCCTTGCGGCAACACGGCTTCCACGGCCTCGATGACGGCCTTCTTCACGTCGCGGTCTTCAAAGACGGCCTCGATGACGAGATCGGCGTCGGAGAGCGCCGCGTAATCCGCTGTCGGGGTAACGAGGTCGAGCAAGGCCTTGCCTTCATCCTGCGTCAGCCTGCCCTTGCCAATGGCGGCCTTGACGCTTTCCTCGCAATGGCCCTTGCCCTTGTCGGCGGCTTCCTGATCGCGGTCCACCAGCGTGACGGGGATACCGGCTGCGGCAGTGACATAAGCAACGGCGGCGCCCATGAAGCCCGCGCCGACGACGCCGACCTTTCTGAACTCCGTCTTCGGCTGACCGGCCGGGCGGCGCGCGCCCTTGCCCAGTTCCTGCATGGAAACGAACAGCGAGCGGATCATGCCGAAGGCTTCCTTCGAACGAAGGATTTCGGTGAAATAACGCTGCTCCACCTTCAACGCCGTATCGAACGGCAATTGCAGACCCTCATAGACGCATTTCAGGATAGCAAGTGCTGCCGGATAGTTGCCGGCGCTTTCACGGCGCAGGATCGCCGGAGCGGCCGGCCAGAGCTGGGCAGCGGCCGGCGTCCAGATGCCGCCGCCGGGGGCCTTGAAGCCTTTTTCATCCCAGGGGGCAACCGGCTTCAGGCCGTCCTTGATCATTTGCTTGGCAGCGGAAATGAGCTGATCCGGCTCCACCACCTGATGAACCAGCCCCATGGCCTTGGCGCGCGCGCCGGTCAGCGACTGACCGGTGGTCATCATCTGCAATGCTGATTGCGCATCGGTCAGGCGCGGCACGCGCTGGGTGCCGCCGGCACCAGGGAAAATGCCGACCTTGACTTCAGGAAGGGCTATCTTGAGGCTCTTGGCATTCGACGCGACGCGACCGTGGCAGGCAAGCGACAGCTCGAAAGCGCCGCCCATGCAGGTGCCGTTGATGGCTGAGACCCAGGGCTTGCCGTTGGTCTCCAGCTTGCGGAACAAGCCGGTCATGCGGCCGACCAGTTCGAACAGCTTGGCGGCTGCCTGATCCGGGTCCTTCGCCTTCTCGTCATTGTAGAAGGAGAACATCGACTTGATCATCGAAAGATCGGCACCGCCGGAAAACGTGCTCTTGCCGGAGGTGAAGACAACACCCTTTACGCCAGCGTCGGCGACAGTTGCGTCAACGATGGCGTTCAGTTCGTCCATCACCTCGGAAGTGAAGACATTCATTGACTTTTCCGGCATATCCCAGGTGACAAGGGCAATGCCGTCTGCGTCCGTATCGATGGTGAAATTGGTATAAGTGCTCAT